ATATGAGGAAGTTAATTGAGTATTTTGTTCTAAAGAAGTATAATCTTGTTGGACTGTAGAGTTATTAGTTTGATCTGATAATTGGTAACTAAAATTAGGGCCCTTTATTTGTTGAATATCTTCTTCAATAGTAATAGGGGTAGGGGGTAATACTAAATTAAACCCTACAGTCTCGGCAGATTCACGTACTACTTTAAGTTGATCATCAATCTCAATAGAATTAGGTAGAGGTTGATATAATTTTACTAAAATACTATACTCTTCAGTAGAAGTATCTAAAAGAATATTATTAGCTATGTAATATGAATTTCCAACTTCAATATAAAAATCTTTAAACAACCCCTCTACTTTTAATGAAGAACTAAAATTTTGGACTAATTCTTCTACCTCTTCATTAGGTACATTGTTTACTGATAGCCTTATCTCTGTTCTACTAGGAGATATAGTTTGGATGAAGTAATTATATTCATCTGATTTTAAAGCTGTTTGATAAAAATTATAATATACATTATAAATCCCTTCATTATACCCAACTTTTTCAATATCCCTAACAGGGAAAACAACAACAGAAGATATACCTTCTTCATTTGATGTGTTTTCATAATTTCTAATACTAAAATTAGAAACCTTCCCACTTGACAATAAATCACCAGTAACTGTTTCTACAGAAAAGATAACTTGATCCGTTACAGGATTAAATTCTGAAGAGGAGTTTATTACAGGAATAAGTACTTCTTGAGAAGTGTTATACTCTTGTTGGGTAGCTCCTTCGGGGTTAGCTAGTGGAGTTAATGTTATCATCAGTTGTTAAATCTATAATATTTTGTTGTAATTCAAGATTTTCTTCTCTTAAAACAGTAATTTCATCAAAAAGAGCTTGCATTTCATCCGAAATACCTTGAGCTCCCACATATTCTGTGCTTTGTTTTATTAAAAACTCATGTGAATTTATATCACCTTCTTTTGGAATTTCATAAAATAAATCGTTATATAATACAAAAAATTCATCAACACTAACAGGTTCTTCAACAGGTGGTGTTGGAGGAACCAATTCAGTAAATTGAGTATCAATGACATTTAAATAAGCAGATTTATTATAAAGCTTCTTAGATAATTTTAGTTCACTCCCTGAGTCGTGTGATTTGAGTGAATTATCCATTTATTACTTTAAAATAATAGTTATCGTTTAATATAAGTGTTTCACCTCCCAAAATAGTTTTAATTAAAACCTGGTAATATCTTTCAGGTTCTAAACCATTCATATATAAAGTGAAGTAGCTACTTTCATTATCGGCACTTATTTGAGTGTAATTAGTATCAAAATCTATTACAAATTCGTTAGTATCTAAATCTTTTATAGCATAATATGAAGATGTAGGTAAATAATGATTAATAGAATACAATGAAGCAGTTTGAAATACTCTTTGTGGGAATTGAGGCCTACAATTTATTCTAAATTTTTCAACACTTCCTCTATTAAAAGTTCCTGGGTTGTCACCTAAAGAGGCTACCATTTGAGTAGTATCTATAATGGTATTAGTTGAAGATCCTGTATTGAAATCATAATCCCTCCACTGCATTTCTAATTCAGGAGGATATATAGTATGGGTATCTATGGAAAAGTACTTTACTGTAGTAACATAATTTCTATTTGCTATAAATTCATCATTATCACTTTGTTTAACTATAAATCCATCATTTAAAAATCCTCCTAAAGAATTAGATCCACTATACCAAGTTAAAACTGTGTTAGTTACATCTACATTTAAATCTTTATCACTTGAATAACTTAATTCTTGAGATTGAGTAACATTTAAACCTAAACTAGAGCCTGTATACCAAGTCCCTCCCCCAGGAGTGGATGTTTGGTATGAAGCCGTTACATATGGAGTAAAAGTAGTAGGCCAATTTCCATCATTAGCACTTAATCTAGAAGTCCAACATACTCCATTTTGAGTTTGAGGTGAACTAGAATATCTACCTGTACCCATATTCCATGATCCCGACGCAGGATAAACTTCTAGAGTAGTAGTAGAATTTAAACCTGTTATATCTGCTATGTAAGTTTTTAAATTGGATTGAAATGGAGCTGTTCCTATTTTATTAGTTAATACATCTTCTATCTCAGACTGAGAAAATTTAATTAAAAATCTACTTACTTGCGGATCAGCAGATGTAAAAAAAGTAGATACATCTAATATCTCATCAACTCCTGTATTAAGTAAAGGAAATTGAGAATATATAGAAGCATCTTTTTCGGGAAATAATTTATATACTGCCATAGTTTATTTTTATAATGGTACTACTCTACCTTTAATATCGGTATTAGGGAATTTAACTTCAAAAATAGAAGGATCTTGTGATGGGTAAACCACTCCACTCTGAGTAGCTCCTATTACATCATAAGCATATTTAGAATAACCTAAACTTTCACCAACTTTATTTACAATTTCAATACTTTTAATATTTTGGACTCCTTTAACACTATCACAAGTGCTTAATATAGTATATAATTCATTTATAAGAATAGGCTTATTAATCTGCATATTCTCTACATTAAAGTATTCTTGTAATCTTCTTATACAACCTGATAAAACTTCATTACTATTATAATTAGGTAATACTACTATTTCAAAATTAATACCTATGTTAATAATAAAAGCATCTTTTATTTTAATAGAATCGTTAATCATTCTATATTGAGATAGATAGGTAGATAAATTTTGTTTTAAAGCACTGCTAGCATTCACAAATTGGTTGCTATCATTATAAGCTAAAATATATAAATCTAAAACCGAATTAGATTCCCCAGGCAGAGTATTTTCTAACTTAGGAGATTCAGCATACACTTTTGCTATAGACCCATATTGGGAAGGTAAGCTATAAGATCTTACTAAATAATCTTCTTGAGTTACTGCTCTAAGTTGAGATGCATAACTTGACAAAGAATTAAGCCTTAAATCTTGTGGAGAATCACCATCACCTCCTCCGGTAGCTGGGTTTGGGTTGTCTACAGCTAAGGAATTAAATGTCGTTTGGGCTAAAGTAGCATTTAAATCATCAGTGCTAAACAAAACATTACCAGTATTTGTTATAGAACTTAATGAATTTGCAGGAACATTTGCTCCAACACCCCCTCCAGTTAAGTATCTTATTGTTAAAGTAGTATTAGAGGGAGCAACACCATAAGTTTTATCAAACATAAAATTAGTAGGTGAATATGCAGTTGTTAACTTATTTTGCCCAAAGGGTAAACCTATACCTACATTATTAGGATTAGGTACTATCTCTTCACTGAAATCATTAGTAGTACCTGCACCAAATTGTAATTGTAGAGTAGCAGATCCACTATTTAAATTGTTGCTACTTATAAATCTAGAAACAAATCTATTAGGAACTTTTTTTAATCTTAAAAGTGAAGGAACTTGACCTGATTCATCTGTTGTGTTAGGATCGGGGCCAAAAGGATTTGTATTTTGTATAGTTTCAAATACTGTTTCTTGAGCTAAGTAATCTACCTCAGTCCATTCATTCCCATCACTATCTGTTATGTCTAATATTCCTAAAGGTTGACTAGCTACAACGTTAGTTGTTAAAAATTGTTGAGGATCTCCAACTGATACAGTTGTGCTATTAATTGTAGCAGATACTGCTTCTACTGTCTTTTTAAGAAGGAATGATGTTGGATTACCTCCTGATATCTCATATATAGTTACTGTTGTAGGATCTAAAGAACTAGATTGGCTAAAATCAATTCTATTTTGAGTCAAGAAAGATACATTAGCAGTACCAGTAACTGTTGAGTTTTCTTGAATTATTAAAGCATAATTAAAATCAGGTACATATTCTCCCCCATCTAAAATTGCAGGTACAGTTTGGAAAACATCCAATTCAGTAGTAGCTGCGGATGAAACTGAAGGTTTATAACCAAACATATAAGCTAAATCATATAAATTATTGCTTTGTTTAGCATACTGAATAAAATTTTCTTGAATTTGATTATCAGTATAAAAAGCCATAACATCCCCCACATAAGAAGCCATCTCAATAAACATCATTCCTGGGGAAGCAGCACTAAAGTCTGTAAAAGTGTTAGGAAAATATGTTTTTGAAAAGTTAATAAGATTCGACCTCATCTCAGTGAAGTTCCTGTTGATATATTCAACGTTTCTATTAACTTTTTTACTTGTATTTGGAGATAAGGACATTATAGGGGCATATTAAATTCTACAAACTCATTTAAACTAGAGAAAACTGAGTAAAATATTTGGATTGTAACTGAATAATAATCTTCATCAGCTATAATTTTTATCTCTTTTAATTCAATCACAGAAAATACTAAATTAATATCTTCTTCTATACTTTTTTTAAGAATTTCAAGTGCAGAAGGATCATTTTGTTCAAAAAGAAAGGCTTGAACATTACTACCAAAAGAGGGATTAAAAACTCGTTCTCCTTTACTTGTTAAAAAATAATTAATAAGATTATACTTTACTTGTTCGGCTGTAGTATAATTAATATTAAAAATGGAATCAGAACCTGAAGTAGCAGTTGATTGAAAAGGTACAGACAATCCAATACCCACAGTAGGGTATTGATCAAACGCCGGTATATTTCCAACTTTAATTGCCATTTCTTATTTTTTCATCAATCCCATTATTTGATCCATCCCTAATTCCCCAGAAGGTAAATCCCCACCAGGCATTGCACCTTGGGGATTAAATCTAGGTTTAACATCTGCTGATGTAAATGAAGCTGCTGTTTCACCTAAGATACTAGCGTATTGTGCTCTTTTATCTTCATTTACGGGTGTTGGTTGGGTAACTTTAGGAGAAGATTCCATTACTGTTTGTTTAGGGGCTTTTACAGCTTCCAATAAAATTTCTCTTAATTCTTCCTGTATGGCCTCTTTAACGGCCTCTTTAATTAAAGATTTTAATACTTGCGATTTCATTGTTTATAAATATTTACTTAATAAGCTTTTAAATTATCTCTGTCAATAACGAATTTTAATTCATTAATCATTATTTGTTCTACTTGGGTAAATGAAAGTTCGGTTTGAATTAACACTATCCCATCTTGATTCTTCCCAAGAGCCCTTATCCTATCTACTGTAGGTGAATAAGGAACTTTTTCAATTTCTAAAATAAACCCTTGATAAGTTGATAAATTAGGTGATTCCTCAGCCTGCTGCTCAACTTGAGCAATTTCAACCAACTCAGGAGAAGGCTGTGGTAAAGTTATAGTATTAGGAGGACTACAAGTTTGAATTTTATCGTCTAATGATTCTAACTTTTTAATAAAATCATTTACATAAAATGACATTAAAGCTACTGGAACTGAGAATCCATCAATAGCAAATTTAGTAGGGGCAATTTTAGAATTCCCAAATTTATCAAATGTTTTATTAGTAATTAAATCATCTAAATCACTTAAACTAGATACTACCGCCCCAGGTATAGCAGGAACAAATTTAGAACCTAATGAGATACCTGTTTTAGCTATTTTTAATGCTATTATTAGTTTTATTAAAGTATCAATCCCAAATTTAGCTAAACCTAATGTTATTTTAAATCCTTTTAATATGTTAGATATAGTATTAGCTTGACCTAACACATTGTTTCTAACAGAAATTACATTAGCTATTTCTTTAGGAGTAGGACATTCTTTATCAAATTTTATTAACTGCTTTTCTAAGCTAGGGATAATTCGATCGGCGAATATCATAGCTTGTTTGGTTATTAACCCTATAATCAAGTATATCCCGCTTTGTTTAAGCGCACCAACCGTAGAGTTATTAATAATATTTTCTTCGATCTTAGCCATTAGATAGTTTTACTTACTTTAGATTTAGTTTTAGTTTCTAAATCGGCTTTAACTTTAATTAAGGTAGTAATTAACGGAGTAGTAGAAGCTACCATAGTTGTTAAATAAGGGGATGGATTTTTATTAAATTGACCCATCCACTTTTGTAATTCCCCA